TTCCTTTTGTCCTAACTCTCCCGGATCTTTTCCTTTGTCGTCTTCTAATATCTGACATTTTACACCTCTTGCTGTGAGTTGATAGTATAATTTTTCGGCCTGAATTTGGGCCTGTTCTTCTGGGTCAAAGAAAATAAAGACTTTTTTGTACTGTGATAGTAATTGAACCTGTGGTTCTGAAAAGCCAATGCCGAATAATCCTACAGCCCCAGGCCCTAATCTCCAGACATCAGGAGGGCCTTCTACGACAATACAGGTATCTCCAGGTACTTGATCTTGGCCATATAGCAAAAACTTATGATGGTATATTTCATTGTCTTCAGGGCAAGATTTATATTTGGGTTTTGTTCCTGCTGTTACAGCTCTGGTGGTGAAACTGACCATCTTATGTTTGTTGAATATAGGGATGAAAATTCTGAAGGCATATGGCCCTATATGATCTGTTGCTTTCAAATTCCATACAGTGGATAATTTATCAGGATCATAATTTTTATTCTCAAGATATGCTCGGGCGAACGGCCCAAGGGGCATTAATGCAGGTAATTCCAATTTATCGGCATATTTTCTATTTTTGAATCTTGGACCGGGTTCTCCTGACGAATATTTTTTGATAATTTCATTAGTTTCTTTTGGGCTGGTCTTGAGCAGGGTCGATATGACTTTGTACAGGGAATGGCCCCCGCATCGCCAGCAGGTGTAGTATCCACCAGCAATGCAGAAACCCCCATGCCAGCCCGGATTTCCTGAGCAGAAAATACAGTGGATCTGAACCCATCCTCTCCGGGAATGCTTGGGATCATTGTCAGTATGATCAATCCCATAATTTTCTAAAAATATCTTGGCTTCAAACATTATTTCACCATTCCCAATCGCTCTCTGATTTCTTTTGCCATTCTGAAATTAATTAATTTTGTAATTGACCAACTGGATGAGGAATTTTTACCGGCTCTGACGGCTCCATTTTTCCCAATAAAATAAAAATTATTGGTATATCCATCATTGCTTTTAAATTGACGGTATTTTCCGGATCGGCAAGGAATTTCGGTGAATCCTTTTGACAATAAAAATTTTATGACTTTTTCTCGTTGTATTTGTTTAGCCATTTTTTCCTCCTGGGTTTGTTATATCGTAATTGGCCATCCAAGTTCGCCATGGGAAGGATTTGAGCATTACAAGCCCGGTCATCCTATGCAAGCAATAACTCATTTCGTCTTCTTCCGTTTTAAAGGTTCTTTTCAGCGGGTTATATTTTGCCCGCCATTTCTTCAGCCGCTCTTCTTTTATGTGTTCTGCTTTCTGTTGTGCTTTTGATTTCATATGTTTCCTCCAATGCATTTAGCGTATATCGCACGATAATCTATTTTTAAAGGCTATATATGTATTATAGATTATCACGCGATAAATTTAAAATTAACTGAATTTGCGGAACAGGATTTCGTGTTTGGCTTCCTTTGCTTCTTTCAAAATTTTTGCAACAGCCAGTGCCTGAATTCTGATTTTTTCTCGCTGTACGTTCATTGCTTTAATTCTTTTTCCTGCTGCCTTAAATTTTTTTAGTCGTGATAGCATATACACGGGCATAGGCGTCATATCGCTGAAGTCACGAAACAAAGTTTCCCGGAGATTTGTTGCTTTTTGGGCTTTGTTTCTCTTCTGCTTCCTTGCCATCAGCCGCCTCTGTCCCTTAGTTTTTTGCTTTCCCATGATTTAATTCTCCTTTTGGTTTGAAAATAAAGATTCCTGAAAAGATTCCTAATCCTGCTAAATTCCATATCCAGTGGTCAGCCTCTGCCCCGGCCAGGCACAGTCCGAAACAGAAGCACATTCCACATAATATATTCCTGATCATTCGCCCTCCTTTTTCAGTTAATAATCGGAGCCGTTTTTCAATGGACACCAATCGGGTATTACATCATGATTTATAATTCTATGATACCAATGAAACTTCCAGTCTTTGTCTTTGCATTCTGAACGATATTCTGGGTATTCCCTTTTGAATTTGTTTTTACTTTCTCTTATTTTGCAAGCATTATCATGTTCACAGATAGTTCTTGCTCCACCATAGGTGAAGGATCCACTATGGCCAACATGATGACAGGCCCGGCAAGTATTTATGGTTTTTGTAATTTTCATTTACGCCTCCAATTCTTTTATTAATTCGGTTAACAGGGATGTTTTCGAAACTTCTTCACCGTCCAATACCTGGCCCAGAACTTTCATTTTGGAATCAAGTAATGTGGCAATTGATTCCTCAATGGTGCCTTTTGCAATCAGATAATATGCAAATACTGAATCGGCTTCCTGCCCAATTCTATGCACTCGGTCTTCAGCTTGAATATGTTCTGCTGGTTTCCATCCTAATTCGATTGTTACTGTTGCAGCGGCAGCGGTCAAGGTCAGGCCAACACCAGCGGCCTTAACATTGCCTATCAGCAATCTGACATTGGGATTTTCCTGGAATGCATCCTTGTTTGCTTCCCGTTTTTTTAATGAGGTTTTGCCATATATTGAAACGGCAATATCCTTAAAATGTTCCATTAATTTTTCAAGGATTTTGGTATGGACACAGAATACAACCAGTTTATCATTCATTTCAAGATATCTTTCGATCCATTCAATACATCCATCAATTTTGCCTTCAATGGATAGTTGTTTCAGCTTCTCGATAGCCACCAATTGTTCTGCTTCAGCGGCTTTGTCTGCGGCTTCCTGCCCACTTGTTTCCTTGATGTAGGCCAGGATATCCCCTGCGGCGATATCGTATTGTTTTCGGTTGTTGATATCGACAGTAACCACCATCCGGTTCTTGGGCGGCAATTCCGGCAATACATCTTTTTTTAACCGCCTGACCATAATAGTTCTGCTCAGTTTTTCATAAAGCTCTTTGGTGTTGGTTGCTCCGCTGAAATCCCATCCAAATCCATTATGTTTGGCACCACAAAATTCTTGGGCATATTTCCAATAGGAAGGAAATATTGTTGGATTGATAATTTTGATCGGATTAAAAAATTCCACCGGCCTGTTTTCGATTGGAGTTCCAGACAACCCCATAACATTGGGTATCTTTTTTGCCAGCCGCGTACAGGCTTTGCCCCGGTTCGATTTCAGATTTTTGATATATTGGATCTCATCAAAAGTAATGGATTGTGGATTCATTTTGACTAATTGATCACCCCAGCCGGTATTTCTCTGCTCTACTGATTTTATTTTCCCGGTATATTCGTCTTTTACTTTTTCATATTTGTTCGGAATGATGTCATAATTAATAACAATTATTCCGTCGGTAGGGGTCTTTTTTGTTTTTGTCCATCTGCCTGTCAAGGAATAAACAGGTTCATTAGGCAACCATTTATTTGTTTCCTTGATCCAATTAGCCTTCAAAGATGCAGGGCAGACAACGATTGCGGGTCTTGCTTCAGGATGCCGGTGAAGCCAGCATAACGCCTGAATAGTTTTTCCAAGTCCCATCTCATCCGCTATCAATGCTCTGCCGTTGCGGGATTCGACATATTCAACGCCTTTTACTTGGTAGGGCCTTGGGGTCAGACCTTCCGGCAAGCCTTCGATTTCGTTTATATCAATGTCTTTGTGCTGATATTTGTTATACCATTTATCGACATCCGGAGAAAGATCGAAACCCCAATATCTCAGGTTCTCAATATTTTCTAAGGACAGCGGAGCAGACCATTTTTTGGTCCCACTGTCCCATTTCCGCCCGTCCAGGGATTTGACATTGTTTAATGTTTGCTGAAATCTTGAATCCCCGCGTGGATAGGAGAATTTCATTACGAGATTGAGGCCCTCAACAGTTGCTTCCTGAATGGCTTTTTGTTCAGTTTCAGGTTTTTTTGTAGTCTTGGCATTCTTGATTTTATCACCGACAACTTCAACGGGGATGGCTTTTGCTTCGGCATCTATTGCCTGCGCGGCATACTTAACCATGTTCCGTCTGACGTACACCATCTGCTTTTCGGATAATCGGCCTCGATTCAAGAAGTTCCGAGCAATGGAGGTCATAAAATTTGCATCAGCAGAATTAAAGCCAATTGAATTTTGATGAACCGTATAGTGTCCGGCTTGTTCGTCTGATTCCTGATTATTGTAAATGGCAACCAGTACTCCGATTGCCCAGCTATCATCGGTTTTGATTAGTTTTTTCAATTTGTCTTTTGTCATTATCCAGCTCCTTTGTAGGCTTTATGGATGAGTTGATGTTAAATGGCCCCAATATATTTGGCGGCGATTCTGATTTGTTCGGTTGCTTTTTCAAGTCTTTGGTCAAGATGTTTCACTTTTTCGTCCGATTCGATTTTACCCAATCTATTCGCTTCGCGTTGTTCTTCTGTCTGGGTTAGTTTGTTTTTGGTGTGGTTGTGGGCTAATTTTTCTATGTCTAATTCTCTTTCTTTTCTATGGAATTTGGCTTCCATTTCCTTGAGCTTGATATCAAGATCATCTGATTCCTGATATTTTTTCTTGAGTTTGGTTTCAAAATCATCTAATCCCTTTTTAAAGGTATTTATTGCGATTTTTTGACTGATGGTTGCCATTTCCATTTTGCAGGGCTCCGGAAGAAAGATATCGTCCAGAATTTTCTGTCTCAGCCATTCGGCATTACGTCCCGTAAAAATATCATGCAAGTAATTATTAGGATGCAGCAGGTACTCCCGTTCCAGCCGGTCGATGATTGCTATCTCATCGGTCTTGGTCATATCATTTTCGATCTTGAGCATAAACTTTTTCATTATTCATTTCTCCTTTTTTATTTTCTAATTTTGCTATTTCAATTTTAAAGCATTCCTTGCATATGCCGTGTGTGATATCCATGCCGGGTTCTTGTTTAATATTTGTTGCCTTGCTGCCCATGTCTTTTCCGCACCAGCTACACTTGATATAAATTTTAAACATTATTCATTTCTCCTTTTGTGATTTTATTTGTTGATTAAAATTGATAGAAACCCCCAGATTAAATAAAAACCTAATCCAATCAAAGTCAATGCACAATATATTCTTACCATTATTTTTCTCCTTTACGATAACAGGGTAAATAAAGCTCTGATTTTTTCAATTTGATTTTCTATCTCTTCTTCAACTTCTTCAACGTATTCTTTGTTGGTTATTCCTGCTTTTTTAAGATAATAATCGTTATTCCAATTAAAATTGTCGTTAACGAGTTCAAGAATTATTGTTTGTGCAGCTTTTATTTTTTTCTTAGCCTTCATTGCCATTATTCATTCCTCCTTATAAGATTATGTATGGTTGATAGGGCCAGATTGGCTCGTTTCGGGCTCCAATCTATTTCTTCAGTCAAGTACCTTAATAAACGCCTCCGGGTGATTTTAGGGCATGTTACTTCACGACACATCCTATACAATCGGTCGGGCATATCGAAAATCAGGTTAATAATAATAATTACATCTGAATCGGATTTTTCAATTTGATCCTTAAATATAACTCGTTTGAGTTGATCTGCATGACATTCTAAAAATTTCTGTTGGTTGTAATTGCTTTTGGAAAGTGATTCCGGATTGAAATCTGGCCTTATAGACGGCTTGGTGAATTTGCATAATCTCCAATTAATCAGGTTATACAAATGGGTACAAAATCCGCATTTGCTGGTATCAGGATCGTATGTCCTGAGGGCTTCAATATAGGCCATATTGGCTTCCGAAAACAAATCATCAAATTCAAAACCAACCCGCACATACCGCCAGGCCAGCTTATAAACCAATTTTTCATATTTTTCATATCGATCCATTAGCCATCTCCCTTTTGATAATATCTTGGCCCTCGCGGCGGGCTTTTTTCTTCCAGATACGCCGGGAGGAAGCTTTATTTTTCTTGTTTTTGAAATAGTCGCGGCCACCAGCGCTATAATTAAGACCGAAACGCTTGATATCGCCAGCATCAGGATAATCAAGCTCGGGAACACGAGGGACACCATAAGCTTTCATAATTGCTTTTCCTTTTTTTGTTAAGTAGGTTTAAAGGTATGAATTATAGATCCTCGGTCAGCTACAACCCTATTCCCATTTTTCAAAATAGTAATTGTGACGTCTTCAATATTAGCAAGGGCCGATTTGCTTTCACCGGTATCAAATTTCCAGTGTCCGTAAATTATATTGTTTTTAGTGGACATCCTGTCAAAATCATAACGGACTTTATATGCTTTGAGTTTTAAATTCATAATCATTCTCCTTTTTAAGATAAATAATTAAATTATAATTCTGTCACCCATTTTTCAAGTTCATCAAATATTTCCGCTGTGCATTTGCCAGCAGTATCAATTTTTGCTTCCTGGATCATCAATTTTTCAAGAACGGTAATTCCGGATTTGGCAAGGGTTGTTTTTTCACCGGTCAGGTCTTCAATTAATTCCCGGCGGCAATTTTTATTCTGCGGTCCGGCCAGTAACCAGACATGTCCTTTGATCAATTTTAATAAGGCAATATTTTCTTTTTTCATTTTTCCATTCTCCTTTTGTTTTCGAAATAATTTAAACGGCCAATTCATAACCGGATCTTAAAAGGCTTTCCATTTTGCCAATGGTCACAACCCAATATTTATTATCGTCACCAAGAACAATGGCTGATATCGGGATGGTATGATTTTTAAAATTTTCTGCTGTTGTCCTGCTATTGAATTTTCCTAACATGATTGATCCTCCTTTTTTAATTGTTTAACTCCGCCATCAACTCGAAAGTTAATAGCAGAATAAAGAATTAAAATGACTGTTACCTGATAGTCAGGCCTTTATTTTTAGCAAAAGTAATAAAGGCAATACCAAAAGACTTTTTGAGGTCAATAGAAACCGCACCAGGGCCGTATATTTCGGCAAAAAATTCTTTGCCTTTAGGGGAAATTGCTATTGCGGTGACGATTGTTGAAGTGAAGTTTGGTGCTGAAAATTGGATATCCATGAAATACCTCCGAAAGTTAGGGTTAATGTTTAATTGTCCAACAGATCGCGTTTTAACCATTTAGCGTCGTCCATTGCATCTTCTTTAGTAAGACGACTTACTCCACATGAATGGGAGTACAAATACATATCGCCATCATATACGGCGACACGGCCGACAAAGTATTTGGTCCCCATACAACGATTTTCATTAACGCTTAATTTTAGATTTGGCATTGATTAATTTCCTTTATATAATAGGGTAGGTGATTGGAATTAAACGACCCAAACTGTAATGACACGATTATTATGATTCCATCTTACTTGAACGGAACCTCGAGTTTGCCATTCAACTTCAGCATG